TGGGATTCAGTAGCTGCATCCAGTCCAAAAGATGAGCTCCTTGGAGACTATGACAAACAGACTATCGGCCTTAATGCTCGAGTGATATCTCGAGGCATGCGCAAGATAACAGGGCTGATTGCAAACGAGAATGTTCTACTTATTTGCCTTAATCAGACTAGAACAAAAGTAGGAGTAATGTACGGTGATCCAACGACAACTCCAGGTGGAAAAGCAATTCCTTTTCATGCGTCTGTAAGAATTAAACTAGGAGCTGGCCAACAACTCAAAGATAAAACCGGCCAGATCTATGGTATTAATGTTTGGGCAAAGACAATCAAGAATAAAGTAGCTCCACCTTTCCGAAAAGTAGAATTTGAAATTCACTTTGGGAAAGGAATTGTAGAACACGAACAAACATTTGATCTTCTTAGGAAATATTGTAAAGATAACGGTGCAGTACTTTTCGATAAAGACTTGAGTGTCCTTATTGAAGGAATTGGCGCATGGAAGTCAATTTCAGTAATAAAAAATAAAACTGGCGAAGTAGTTGAAGAAAAGAAATTCTACAAAGCAGAGTTTAGAGAAATACTAGCATCTCCCCAGTGGGGCCCTTATGCAATGTGTGTTTTCAACGCAACATATTCTGAAATCATGGGGAAACCTTTAGAGAATGCTGACTTAGATCCAGAGGCTTATGAAGAAGTACGACAAGTTGCAATCGACATAGAGGCCAATCTTAGTGCATTTAAAGACCTATAAACTAACGTTTCAAATTATAATTTGAAATTAGATAAGCATCACAGTATAATACTGATGATGCTTTATTCATTAATCACACAACACAGGAGTTCCAATGCATCGTGGACCTATTTTACTCATTGACGCGTACAACGTATTCGCTAAAAACTATATCGTTAATCCATCACTTTCGTCTAATGGAGAACCCATTGGGGGATCTACTGGGTTTATTAAGTCTTTGAGTGTGTTAGCAGATACTCATAGACCGTCAGAAATTATTGTATGCTGGGAAGGTGGTGGATCAAAACGTCGAAGAACTATGCTGCCTACTTATAAAGCTGGCCGAAAACCTCTTAGGCTTAATAGATCTGAGCTATACAAGAAAGATCTAGATTCACCAGAAAATTTTATGTGGCAAGTCCAATTAGCTATTCGGCTTCTTGAACAGCTTCCTATTAAGCAAGTGTACGTAGATGACTGTGAAGCTGATGATCTTATTGGCTGGTTCTGTAGATACAGACTTAAAAATGATGGCCGACAAATTGTTATCTGTTCTGCAGACCAAGATATGCACCAACTTCTGGGCCCTGGTGTAATTCAATACAATTCAAAAAAGACAATTACTCACGATGACGTTGTAGCAAAATTTGGTATCAGTGCAGAGAATTTTGTAACAGCTAGAGCATTTATCGGAGATAAATCGGATCGTATAGATGGCATTAGAGGCGTAGGTTTTAAGACTATCGCGCGTAAATTCCCGCAACTAGCTGCTGATGCATTTGTCTCGGTAGATGACATACTTACAGAGTGTAAGTTAAGGAATAGTCAGAAAAAAATGAAATTGTATGAATCGATACTCGCTCAACCAGATGTGCCTAAATTAAACTGGCGTCTCATGTATTTAGACATCAGTAATCTTAGTGCAGAACATGTAAAACAACTGAATTATCGTTATGATAATGCACAAGTGGGCTGGAATAAAATGGAATTCATAAAACAAATGATTGCCGAAGGTCTCCACATGCCTGGACACATCAATCCTGATTTAGTCTGGCTTAGATTATCATCTATAGAACGGGAGCAATAATGTCAAACCTTGCAATAAAAGAAACTGGACCTGCATTATTTCATCAATATGGAAAATCTTTCCAAGAGAAGATCTTCCAAGGATTAGCAATCGACAAAGATTGGGCACAACAGATGCATGAAGTAATGAAACCTCATTATTTTGAGCTTAAATATCTTCAGTACTTGTGTGAAAAATATTTTGAATATTTTGATAAATACAGATGCTTCCCTACAATGCAACTTCTTATTCAAATGGTTGCAGGTGATTTAGGATCAGAAGGGACAGATGGCATTTTAAGGAACCAAATTGTTCAATTTATTCACAGGATGAGAGGAAATCCTCATCCAGAAGATCTTCCCTATGTGAAAGATAAAGCATTAGATTTTTGCAAGCGACAAGCTTTCAAAGAAGCACTTACTACTGCAGTCGAACTAGTCCAGGGCGATAAGTTTGAATCTGTAGTAGACATAATGAGAAAAGCAGTATCAGTTGGCATGCCTCACTCAATTGGGCATGACTTTTTTGAAGATCTAGAAGCTCGATTTCAGGAGATTCAAAGAATCACAACGCCGACTGGCCTTAAAGAGCTAGACCACAAAGAGATATTAGATGGAGGTCTCGGTCGTGGCGAATTAGGGGTAGTAGTAGCACCAACAGGGGTTGGAAAATCGCATTGGCTTGTCCAAGTGGGTGCTGCAGCACTAAAGCAGGGGAGAACAGTTGTACATTATTCTTTCGAGCTTTCAGAGTTTCTTGTAGGAAAAAGATACGATTCAAATCTTACAAATATTCCAGTTTCAGATTTGATTGATCATAAAGATGAAGTGATGAAAGTTTACGAAGAAAATGATTACGGTAATCTTATCATTAAGTACTACCCAACTCGGACAGCTTCTGTGAATACGATTAGAAATCACTTAGAAAAACTTAAATTTAGAGGCTATATCCCCAGTGTAGTTATTATAGACTACGCAGACGTAATGAGATCAACAAAAGCATATGAAGCATTGAGACACGAACTTATGCTCATATATGAAGAATTGAGACAGATGGCCGGTGATTTCAACGTACCTGTTTGGACAGCCTCGCAATCAAATAGGGCTGGCGCCAATGCAGACATTGTTGGATTAGAAAATATGGGAGAAGCATATGGAAAAGCGCAAGTATCAGATTTCGTTCTTGGTCTTTCTAGAAAACCAGAAGAAAAAGATAAAGGGTATGGAAGACTATTCGTAGCAAAAAACAGGTCTGGCCGAGATGGCATGCAATTTCATGTTAAGATTGATACTGCAAGAAGTAAGTTTAAAGTCATGGACTTACAAGAAGTTGCAGATATCGACCCAAAAAACATAATGAAACAAAAATGGAACGACATTCAACGCACTAAAAAGGAGTTAGACTATGGGGAATAAGTACGAAAAAGAAGAAGTACGAGATGCGACACTCCAATATTTCAATGGTGATGAGCTAGCCACCAATGTGTGGTTGACAAAATATGCCCTTAGGGATCTAGAAGATAATTATTATGAAAAAACACCAGATGATATGCATCATCGACTAGCTAAAGAGTTTGCTCGTATCGAACTAGGATACCCAAACCCCATGGATGAAGATGAGATATACAACTTGTTTAAAGATTTCAAGTATATAGTCCCTCAAGGTTCTCCGATGTCTGGTATTGGAAATCCATTTCAGATTCAGTCTCTTTCAAATTGCTTTGTAATTTCTTCTCCAGAAGATTCTTATGGAGGTATTCTGTATACAGACCAACAACAAGTTCAAATAATGAAGCGAAGGGGAGGAGTTGGTTTTGATATATCTAATCTTCGGCCTCGTAACATGACTTGTGAAAATGCAGCACGTACAACGGATGGGATAGGCGTTTTCATGGAGAGGTTTTCTAATTCATGTCGTGAAGTTGCCCAAGGTGGCCGTCGTGGTGCGCTCATGATTTCTATTTCAGTTCATCATCCTCAAGTACTAGATTTTGTAGCAATGAAACAAGATCTTACAAAAGTGACTGGAGCCAATGTATCAGTTAGGGTTTCAGATGAATTTATGTACGCAGTTAAAAACAATGAAGAATATGAGCTCAGGTGGCCAGTAGATGCAATTTTCCCAGAAATTACTGAAAGAATAAAAGCCATAGAAGTTTGGAATAAAATTGTTGAATGTGCACATAACAGTGCAGAGCCTGGAGTACTCTTCTGGGATACTGCAACAAAGATGACCCCATCTGATATATATTCTGAAGAAGGTTTTGCTTCTACTTCGACTAACCCATGTGGAGAAATTATTTTATCTCCTGGCGATTCTTGTCGTCTTATGCTAGTGAACTTAGTGTCTTTTGTTAAAAATCCGTGGACAAAAAAATCAGAGTTTGAATGGGGAAAGTTTGCTACTATAGTTCAAAAAGCCCAGAGGCTAATGGATGACATGATTGATCTTGAAATTGAACAAATAGATGCGATTATAGAGAAAATAGAAAAAGACCCAGAGCCAAACCGTGTAAAAGAAATCGAACTAGAGATGTGGCACTTTATTAAAAG